AAAAGATAAACAAGTTTGTTAAACCTAAACTTGGCTTTAATGTGATTGCAACTGCTAACACTAAAGGTCAAGGTAGTGATGACGGTAAGTTTATCGGTACTAATGTTCTTAACGAGGCATTCCTTGAAAGATTTCCTGTTACATTTGAACAAGAATATCCAAGTGCTAAGATTGAAGAAAAAATTGTTAGTACAAAATTAAAGTCTGCTGGCAAGTCTGATGACAAGTTTGCTCATAATCTAGTAACATGGGCAGATGTAATTAGAAAGACCTACAAAGACGGTGGTGTTGATGAGATAATCAGTACCAGAAGACTTGTACATATTGCTGAGGCATATGGTATCTTTAAAAATAAAATGAAGGCAATATCTGTGTGTACTAATAGATTTGATGATGATACTAAAACGTCATTTGTTGATTTATATAGTAAAGTTGATAGTGGTGCTTCAGTAGATGAAATCCTTGACGCTAAGAAGAAGGCTGATGAGGAAGAAATTCTACAAGAGAATTCCAATGATAGTGAGGATGACAATGACTCGGATTTCGAAGTCTAGTCTAAAATCTATTCATAGTGTAAGTCCGCTTGTGGTCCGAAAGGGCCACAAGTTAATTTTTAAAAAGGAGGCAAATGAGTAATTTTAAGGACAATAGTGGATTAGAAAAAGATAAAGTAAAGATGTCACAAAAAGAACGTGATGATATGATGAAAAAGTTTTTAGAAAAAGGTGGCAAAATAGAAAAATTAAAACCAGGTATCGCATATAATATGGGATCTTTAGATAGGTCTAAAAAACCTGCCTATACAAAAGAAGATATTGAAAAAGGTATAACAGGTAAAGCACCAAGACCTGATTACAAGAATTATAAAAAGAATACATACCACGATTATGATTTAGGTGGAGATAAGATACCAGTTTATGTATCAATTAAAAAAGAACCAGAGAAGAAGGGAGGTAAATAGATAGTGTCAATTACAGTAGAAGTAAGAGGTGGCAATTTAGAGAAGGCTATGCGTGTGCTTAAAAAGAAAGTACAAAGGGCAGGTATTATCAAAATTATAAGAGATAAAAAATATTTTTCTAAACCATCAGAAATTAAACGTGAAAAAGCAAAAGAACGTGCTAAGATTATTAGAAAAGCACAAAAAACTAATGACGAATTATTAGGATATCGTTGGGTTAAAGGTGTTAAAGTTAAAAGAATATAAGGAATTCTATGCCGTCTGTGTCGAATATTATATATATTATTACTACAAGGCGGTTCGTAAGACCTTGTAGAGGTATAGATACGTTAGGGTTGTACGTTGATTAAAAATCTAAAACAACCCACAAATACGGTGATGTTTGGTAGTTTAACTCCGTGACAAAACGAAACTACCATTTTTTTATATAAGAGGGTTGACATTTTACAAATCGTTCTTATATAAATAATAATGATATGCTCATAAGAGGTATCATAACATTAACTTTGCTTAACTAAAAGGAGGTTCAATTATGACCAATCACAAAGCAATTCAATCAATTTTTACTAACCTAAGACCGTTTACTGTCGGTTTTGACGAAATGTTTGACCATTTAAATATGGTACACAATCATATTCCGTCAATGGCAGCAAACAACTATCCACCTTATAATATCGTAAAGACAGGTTCTTTAACATATGATATTGAAGTGGCACTTGCAGGATATGGTAAAAAAGACATTACAGTAAATTATGAGGATAATATCCTAAAAATTGAATCTGTAAAATCAAAAGAAGAAGAAGAAGTAAAAGACAATGACGGTGTATTACACAAAGGCATTGCTAAAAGAAGCTTCGTAAAATCTTTTACAATTGCAGATGATGTCGAGGTCAAAGGTGCTGAACTTAAAGACGGTTTGTTAAAAGTGTCTTTAGAAAAAATCGTACCAGACCACAAAAAGGCAAGAACAATAAACATTAAGTAAATAATAAAACCAATATCTGGTATGTTTCAAACGCATACCAGATATAAATACTTAATATCGTTCATCTTTGAAATAAGACGGAAGTAAGCAAATGCTGAAGGAACGCACCTAACTTTTAAAAGGAGGGTGTTATGGATAGACATACAAGAGTATTAGAAAAATACAGTAAGTCAAAAGACCTAGAAAAAAAAGTAAAGACTATGTTTAGTGCCAGAAAAGAAGTTGACATCAACGGTGGTGGAACATCTGGTTACATTGTTAAACACGGACCAAACAAAGACAAGATACTAGGTCATTATTCGCCAAAAGCAAATAATAATTGGTAATGACAATAATGGATGTATAAATAACTATACACCACACTAGAGTGTCTTAGGACACTTTATAGAGAGGAGAGTACCTCCACACAACTCTCCTCTCACTTATTGACATCCTTTCAAAAATATCGTATAATTAAGTAAACTGAAAAAAAAGGAGTATATTATGTTCGTAGGAGAAAAACTACCACAAATAAATTTTAGAGTACGCTCACTAGGTGAATGGCAAGATACAAATACTGATACCTATTTTAAAGGTAAAAAAGTTATCTTGTTTTCACTTCCAGGTGCATTTACGCCAACTTGCTCAAATCAACAACTACCAGGTTTTGAAAAACTTGCTAATGTGTTTAAAGAACACGGCATAGATGAAATTTATTGCATGTCAGTAAATGATTCGTTTGTTATGAATGCTTGGGCAGATAAACAAAAATTAGAAAATGTAAAAGTCATACCAGATGGTAATGGCGAATTTACAGAAAAAGTTGGAATGTTGTGTTCTAAAAAAGATAAATGTTTTGGTAACAGGTCTTGGAGATATGCTGCTATCATCAACGATGGTACAGTAGTAAAAGTTTTTGAAGAACCTGGAAAGGCAGATGATGTAACTACAGACCCTTATGGAGAATCATCACCAGAAAACGTTTTAAAATTTTTACAAGCAACTACTAATGGTAACAGAATATAGGTTATTGACTAATCTATATGTTTGTGATATAATTAAATTATGAAATACAATGAAGATAAAATATGTAAAGAGATTGAAAATTATATTAAATCTACATATGGTCAACATTACTCATCTGGTAAAGATGGTATTCAAACTTTAGATTTATTAAAGTCTATTGGTATTAAAAGTGATTTTTGCCAAGCCAACGCAATTAAATATTTGTCTAGGTATGGTAGAAAAAATGGTTATAATCGTAAAGACTTGTTAAAAGCAATTCATTATGTTATACTATTATTAAATAATGATAAGGAGAAGAAATGAAAATAAGTGATAATACAATTAGTATTTTGAGAAATTTCTCGGATATTAATGCTAACATTTTGTTTACACCTGGTAAGACATTAAGTACAATACAGTTTCTACTATGAAAAACATTATGGCAAAGGCAGAGGTTGAAGAAGATTTTGAAACTGAATTTGGTGTATATGATTTGCCAGAGTTTTTAAGAGCAATTGATTCTTTTAAACAACCAGTTTTAAAGTTTAATGGTTCTGCAAATCTAAAAATACAAGATGAGAAAACTTCATTAGATACAAGATATGCTTTTGCTGACAAATCAACTTTAGTAACACCTACTAAAGATATTAAAATGCCAGACCAAACAGTTTCATTTACATTAAAAAATGAAGACTATGAAGCTGTTAAAAAGTTATATACTAATTTAAGTTTACCTGATATTGCATTTAAAGGTGAAGGTGGAAAAATTAAATTAGTTGCTTCAGACAAAAAGAATAGTAACTCAAATAAATCATCTATTACAGTTGGCGAAACTGATATAGAGTTTACTGCATATATCAAGGCAGAGAATATGAAAATTATTCCTGGTGATTATGATGTTGCTTTGTCTAAACAAAAAATTGCACACTTCATAAACAAAAAAGTTAAAGTACAATATTGGATTGCTTTAGAAGCAGACTCAACATTTTAATAAGGAGGTCTAAATGTCAGATTTCCTTTGGGTCGAAAAATATCGTCCAAGAAAAATTGATGAATGTATTTTAACTGAAGATTTAAAAAATACATTTTCAAAGTTTCTTAAACAAAAAGAAATACCTAATCTATTATTATCAGGTACTGCTGGTACGGGGAAAACAACAGTTGCTCGTGCCTTGTGTGAACAATTAGGTTGCGATTATATTGTAATCAATGGTTCAGATGAAGGCCGTCACATTGATACTTTAAGAACTACAATCAAAAACTTTGCGTCTACCGTATCGCTAGACGAATCTACAAATCATAAAGTCGTTATTATAGATGAGGCAGATTATATGAATGCTGATAGTGTTCAACCTGCATTAAGAAAC